ATTCGTGCCGTCGTAGTCACCGGACACCAGGATCAAATCGCCTGACTTGATATGATCGGCAACCGAATCAAAGTAACCCGACGCCGCGACCACCGCGAGCGCATCGTCCGTGATGTAAGTAAAGATCGTCATACCCAGGTTGTCAGCCGCGGAGTCCGCGGAACCACCTTGACCAAGAGCCCGAAAGCCCGCTTCGGCAAATGCCATGACAAATCTCCCTTAGCTGATGGCCGCATCATCGTCACAGGCAATCTCAACAACGCCGAGATCGTCAATGCGAATAGCACCACCAGAAAAGTAATGGTTGATGAAGTGAGCCGCGTAGTCACCCTGCCAGGTGATGTCCGACTTGATGTCGCAGCCCTCGGCCCAGCCCATTGCTGACTTGTGCCAGCCGACCACGTAACGGGTACCGGAACCGATATCGAGGCCAGTGTGCATGACCCAAGTGCAGTTCATCCAGCTACGCGCATCCGTCCCGCCAAGCCACGGCTTCCGATCGCCGACATAGTCGGCATTCGAGAACTCGTCCAAGTTCAGCAGCTCTGCCCATTGATGTGCTCCTACGAAGAAGTAACGCTCCCCGTCATCCGGAACATCACCAGCGTTCAGGATCTCGATCGCGTTTAGGGCCTTGACCTTGGTAAGACCGCTCGTGTTTTCCGCGACTTTCTGAGCCGACGGGAGCGAAAGCCGCGCCGCATCGTTCAGAAGCGTATCAACCTTCCGGCCGCAAGCATAGGCACCGGAACTGGCGGCGACCTTGCGCTCGTCGTGATTGTGCTTGAGCTTGTCGAGATTGTCGCACCACTCGCCCGCGTACCAGTCCTCGAGGGTTGCCTCGACGTTGGTATGCACGAGATTCATGACCGGCACTTTACCGTGGCGCGTCTTCTTGCCCGCGGAGCCCTTGCCAACCAGTTGGAACGTATCGGTTGAGCCCTCGACATTGGTGCTCATCCGACAGGAATTACGCATCTTCGCGCCTTGGCGCTGATAAGCGATATGAACATCGCCTTCATACTGCTTTACAAAAGCAGTTGTGATTGAAGCGGACATTATCCGTCCTCCGTTAAATTGCGAGGCCGGTATGCCCGATCAAGGGACAGCGATTAGCCCGAAGGGTCGCTGGCGCCCATGGCGGGGCCGGGAGATTAGATGCCTTCGGGGTAGAGGGCTGCGTAACCCTCCTGAACCTTCCGCACCGTAGCGGGATCATTCCTGAGATATTCCTTCGTACCTTGCAATGCACGCAGTTCTTCTTCCGTCAGCTTGTGAGCGGTAACGTCGCCCTCCCGATTCTGGGAATTGGGCGGCAGAGCAAGCCTCGCCAGCTTCTCCAGCGCGGTGACGCCCGCGGCAGTGGTCACCAAAGACTTGATGGCTTCCATCTCGTTATCGGCAAGTCCGGCTTGATTCAGGAAACTGTTCGCCTGATCAATTCGCACGTCGGGATTGTCCCCAAGGGCCTTCCGCTCGGTTTCGACATCCGGCTGCATCGAAGCCAAACTGTTCAGCCACATCGAAACACCTTGTCCGAAGACGTCGTTCGAGAAGCCTTGCTCGTGACTGAAGCCGCGCCACCAGTTCAGCATGGGATCGTCAGCCGTATCGTCAAACTCAACGATATCCGGAATCCCGGCCTCCTTGGCGTCGAACCTGTAATCCTCGGCCTTGACAGGGCGATCAGCAATCCGATCATCTTCCCACTTCTGCCGGAAGTCGGACTCCATAACGGCGCCTGGATCAAACCCGAGGGTGTTGTAGAGCGCTGCCCGATCGTCCTCGTTCATCTCGTCAAACTTGCGTCGAGAATGGGTTTCAAGATCCGAATAGGATTTGGCTAGGCTTTCAACGCGCGGCATTTTCGTATCGGCATCCCAGAACTTCTCCGGAATATAGTCAGGCCGACTTGTCTCCGCTGGCGGACTTGCGGGAGGATCTGCGGGCGGCGCTGCGGGGGGCTCGCTTGCGGGGGGGGTCACTACCGTTGTGTCTGACATTCTTACCCTCGTTGAGACGTTGGCGAATAACCCCGAATAGGAATCGTTGGCCCTCTAGGTGGATCAGAGAGTTGACGTTCAAACCGGGGCCACTAATCTGATTGATTGTCACGGATGCCAAATAGTTAAGGACAAGATCGCCGCCGGGTCCGCCGAACACCGAGACAAAGAGCTTATTCAGCTCTTCCTCTTGTTCTGTCGTGCGGACAATCCCGTCTATCACATGACACCTGAAGCAGTTTGCGGTTCCGTCTGCTGCTGCTGCATCGCTTCGAGCATCTGTTCCCGATCGGCTTCTTCGCGCATAATCGAAGGGTCGATGTTCTTCAATTCAGCAACTTTTTTCGCGGTTTTAATAGGATCCGTGATGACATTAACCATCTGCGGACCCTGAGTCTGCGCGATGATCCCCAGAAATTCAACGACGTTGTTTACTTCCTCGGCGCTTTGCTGGCGAGCGAGCAGACTCACCGGCTTCGCTTTCATCGACTTTCCGTCAAGGATCGGGACGTTCTGGATGATGCCTTTGCGCACCAGAAGAAACAGAACCCGGCGCACGATCGGGACAAGGAGCTCCATCGTCAAGCGGCCGATCGGCGAACCGATACGCCGTTGAAGCTCCGTCACACGCTGAACAACTTCAGTCGCGCTCATAGGCGTTTGGTTCATTGGGCCAAGCATCTCGTCATAGAGAGCCCGCTTGATGTTCGCGCGCATGTCCTCAAGGATCAGATTCGCAACGTCGAACCTGCCCGGAGTTTCCAAAGGCTGAAGGCCCGAACTATTCGGGGCCATTGGAATGACTGTCCCCGGCACCAGACTAACGGTATCCGGATTCATCACCCCGTCATCAGCGCCCTGCCACATACCCGTAATTGCCATCTCCGCGTTTTCAAGCGTGAGCTCGACCACAAGATTGGCTGTCTTGATCGAGGGCAGCGCGTTGATTAGCGGACCGCGACCCCAAACCTCGCCCGCGGCCTTCGACCAGCGAGACACAATCAAAGGAAAGGATCCGGGCCCGATATAGTCGTAGGTGTAAATCGGCTGATTGGTGGAGCCGAACTGATCTTCTTCCCAGCACTCGTGCTTCCAGGCGATCGTGTCCTGCCTGGAGTAATCTCGGGTATTCGTCTCCCGAAGTTTGACCTTCTCCTGGGGCGTTTCCTCAATCTTCTTCTGCAGCCCCTCGCTAAATGTCCCCGTCGGAAACTCGACTGGAAGATGTCCGGCCATGATGGACCGCATCCGAAAGATTCCGCCGATATCGTCCCTGCGACCGGGCTCGATCGACACTTCTTTCTGAGGAATGGTAAGAAAAGACAGCGTCTCACCGTCCACACCATCCTCAATAGAAAGCACCGAAGTCCCGATCGCCAGATCCGTGAACGTCTCGTGCATCTGCTGGATGAAGTTGGAGTCGTCAATCGCGTTGAATACCTCTTTGGTGATGTCCGAAAGGGCCGTGTTAAGACGTTCCTTTCCTTGTTCACCAACCTCCGAACCCGCCTGAAGGTCCATCCAAGGCATAAAGGGAGGCGTCAGGCCCAGCTGAAGCCGCGATGCAAACTCCTGAGTGGAAATGATCGCAGTCTCGTCAAAGACCTTGTCCATCCCGCTCTGTCCGACATCCTCATTGTAGAAGCTGGTCCGGTTTGGAAGTGCGTACTCGTAGCACTCTTCCCAGATCGAGTGCCACTGAGCCGCAATTGCTTCAGCCGCCTCGACGCGCTTTTTAAGAGGTTTGCTCATCCGCCAAGCGCCGTATTAAATCCGGTTCTGGTTGAGCTAAGAAGGGAGCGTTGGCCAAAGAGCCGCCTATAAAGCTCACTCTTTGCTGTCTTCGACTTCTTCTCGTTCGTCACTGGAGGGATCTCGTTTTCAATATCCTTCCGATCCGCCGTGATGGTATCCAGCCGCTCTTTAAAGTACGTCTCATCCGCAACCCGGCGCTCTTCGATCTGGGCCAGATTTGCTTGATGCACCTCCGCCGCTTCCGCGTTACGCGTGTCCGACTCTTTCTGACGGAGGAACGCCTCGTAACCCGCGTCGCCGAACTTCCCTCCGTAACCAGCCGCCCGGGCCGCATTTCGCTGCGCCGCCACATCCTGACCGGATCGACCCACGTTGCTGTCGTTGTTTGCGACATACCGACCGCCGGGGTTGTTCTGGTCCTGGGAGTAGTTTTCGCTAAAGCGCTTATAGCCGCCTTGGCCAAAGTCGCCCGTATAACCCTGATTCCGCGCCTGCTGCTGGGCCGCGTTCCTTTGAACTTCGTTGTTCCGATTGTCGGCGTCGCCCTGTGTTGGCCAGACCGATCCATCATTGGCCGTGAAAATCGCCGGTTGCTTAGGCACGTCCGGAGTAAAGATGTCTGTTACAGCGCCCATAATCAGTTCCCAAACGATTTGCGCTTATAACCGAGCGCGGTTGAAGTAAGCAGCGAGCGCCGCCCCGTGGTTCCTGTAATGAGAGCAATCTTCTTCTGCTTTTCCTTACGATCAAGGACGGCGGTTTCCTTACGCGCGTTTTCCCGCAGCGCCGTCTCGATCGACGCGCTCTCAACCTCAAGCAAGCGAAGCTGGTCCTGGCGAGCGCGCGCGTTGTTATCCTGCTCCATCCGAAGAATGGCGTCCTGACGGGAGCGATCGTCGTTGGCTAGGCCGGATTGTCGCGCCGCTTCCTCGCTCTGCTGCTGCCCTGTTAGTCGGCGCGTTTCCTGATCCAGCAAGCGCTGTTGATTGGCCGCCGCCGCATTTGCCGAATCCACTTGAGCGTTATGCGCGTCGTAATTGATCTCTGGTGGCTTGGGTGCTTTGGTGTTTAAAGTTCGGATCAGGCCGACTCCCGCCGCCGCCGCCGAAATCGCCGTTCCAATCGCAGCTATCGTCGTTGCTTCAAACCCCATCGCTAATCTCCACCGCGCCCTGGCGCATAAGCTGCTCTCTCAAAGCATTTGGGGTAAGGATCCAGTTGTACTCCACCCCCAGCATGTGGGCGATAACGGCCGTACAGGAAAAGTGCCGATGAAACGTAGATTTCCTCTCCTTTTCTACTCGGTAGGCAAGGAGGACCCCGTTTTCCATCGTATAGCCTAGAATCTGATCGAGCTCTTCCGCGGTTAAAAGCCGCGTTTCGGTCTTGTGAAACAAAACCTCGACACAGATCCCGACATTCAACCGGCGATCGTAGCCGCAGAGATAGACGTGAGTTAATCCCTGAGGACATAGAAGCCGGTGAATCCAATTCCGAGGCTTGCCTTTGCTGAATCCGATGAACCATTCGGTGACAATCCCTACGTCCGCCGGCGTCGGCTCCATATCGAACCTCCACGCTTGGCAACGCTTGGACCCTTGCGCGCGCCGGGCTTCGTGGTCAATGCACGACCTTCGCCCGATCCAAGCAAAAGATACTGCAAAGCCTCCGCCACATGGCTCGACATATTCTTCAGGGGCGTTTCCGCGTGCCGAGTTGTCCCCGAGACTTTCAGCTTCGGATAATGGTATCCGCCGGAACATGCCTTCGACAGATGCTTGCATGATGGATCAATCAGGAAGGCTGACCTCCCATCAACCACCCGGGTCATAACCGACTCGACAGACTCCACCCTAATGACTGGATCGTTCGAGGACGCTGGGAAGAAGTTGAACCCCTCGGCTCGCAGGATATCGAACGGTGTGGATTCGTCCGATTGGGCCCGCGCGTCTCCGGACGGATCTCCGGTTCCCCTGTGAGCCCTGCCTGGATAAACCTGTTGCAGCAGCTTTCGAATGTGGGGGCTCGCTCGCTTAATCCCAGAATTGGTAAACACCAGTTCTCTCTGAATCAGCCATCTGCCGTTCAGCTGCTGGGCGAACAACAACGCGGGCGTCAAACCAAAGTCAACGCCGATCAGAACATCCGCATTTTCTAGGATTGGAAGAGGCTCCGAAGAAAGGTGAAACTCGGAGTTATAGGATCCATAGACCGGCTTGCCGTCATGGTGAACGACGATCTTGTTTAGCAGGAACCGATCGACCCACTCTTTCGCTTTGCCCGCGAGCTGCCGCTGATAGTAATTATCCGGAAGGGCCGGGACGTTCTCCGCTGCCGGGTTGTTGTCATAACCAACTAGCTTACCGGCCTCGTTTCGGCGCTCGACCAATCCACCGGGCTGACTAAAGAACTCAAAGTCAAATTCCGCTTCGTCCAACAAAAAGAGATCGTCTTCGTTGTAGTCCTCTTCAGGGGGCGGCATCTCACCCGAGAGGATGGGCCACCAGTGGTCGGGGTCCATGGCGTTCGAGTCCATGATCACGCCGTACCAGCTTGGCCCGCCCATGCGCTTCGACGGATACCGGCCTACGCGCTCGGTAGCGCCATCCACGATCGCCTTCATAATGTACCGGGCTTCGTTGATGAAAAGGCCCGTAAGCTCGAGGGAGCGGAGCTTCTGGACGTCATCTTCCATATCCAACGCAAGAAAGATCACTTCGCACTCAACGTCACCGAACTTCATCATGTGGGTGAACGGCGGCGACCAGTTGAACTTGCCCCATCCACCGGATTCGGGAAACCAGTCGAGCCATGTCTTAATCGTGGTTGTCTTGAGCTCGGGTTGGGTGTTTCGTACTATCGCCCAGCGACTATGCCTAATCCCGTCGGGGCCTTTGCGCTGTTCAAGAGCGCGCCTTACGACCTCGATGCAACACGTTACCGACTTTCCGCTACCCACCGGACCACGGAGCCCGCGAACAAAAGCGGTGGACTTCATAAAAGCAGACGCGACGGGGCCTGGTGAGTCAAAGATCAGCTCGGGCATCGCCACTCCAAAAGAGTTGAAGACCCGTTTTACTAGCTTCAATATGAGTTGACGAGGGAGGGAGGCTCCTTTCTAGGGACCGGCCGGCGGTTTGCG